GTCAAAGTAGTTGAAAGCATTGTTGAAAACTCCAGCATTGCTTCACTCCGTGCCCTGTATCCTGCCTCACCACCCAGGGTTGATAATTCCTTCATCCTTTTCCTGAACCATTTTCCTGCTTCTGTCTCATCCATTTCAAGGGATTCAAAATTCTTCCAGAATGTCTCTGAAAGTTCATTGAACTGACTGACATTTGCACCAGTGATGGGTCCAAAAGTTCCCAATGATGTTGCAGTAGTCTGCAGTTCTGTGACCCTGCCTTTGATTGCAGTTGCATCACCCTTGGCAATGATTTTATCTGCTGCTGCTATAACTGAAGTGTAGTCTTTAAGAACTGACCTTGTGAAACCTGTGACCATTGAAAAAAACTGTTTCTGTAAATCAGTAAATCCTTCTGTTGAAACTGCATCAAGAAACTGTTGAACAGATGATGCAAAAGCTTGTGTGGCATTCCTTAGAACTCCCACCCTGTATGCCAAAATAGCAACAATTCTTTCCTGTTCTGCATAGTGTAATAATTGAGTTGCATTCAACCTTTCAGAATCTGATTTTCTTTTCTGGTATGTCTTTTCTATTTTTGCAAGTGCTTGCTGTTCTGATGTTATGTTGTTAATTGAATCAACTGAATCATCAATGTTGGTGTTTATTTCTTTAATTAAATTATTAATTTCCAACATTCTTTTCTTGTATGCTTCTGCATTGTCTGTGGAATCCAACCAACCTGTGGTCAACCCATCAAATGCTTTTCCAAATAATTCCCAGATTCCAGACCATGCCTTTCCAACTTTTTTGGATGAACCTAGAATCTTCAACATGAAACCTTGTGCAGTCATCTGTAGACCTAATGTGCCACGAACTGTTTCTTTCTTTTCCTTTTCTGAATCTACAATATCTGCAGTCAGTTTCTTTGCAATCTTCAATGATTTTTCTTGTGCTTCATGGACTTTCACATTTTTAGTTGCTGTGACAAGCAAATCTGATTCTTCTTTTGTTAAACCTTCAACAACATGAAGAACACCATTTGCATCTGTAATTTTTGCTTTCCATATTCTTTGGTCTTTTTCATCCAGTTCCACAATATCTTCAGTGAATGCTTTGGTTGCCTTTCTTTGGTTTTCTGTTTCTGTAAAGGTGTAAACCTGAAGTTCCAAGGATTTTTCAATAACTGCTTTTTTCTCTTTTTCTGCTTTAATTCCTTCATCTATATTTTTATTGATTTTTTCAGTTATTGCTTCACTTTCCGATCTTAATTCTACCAGTTCTGTTTCAAGTCTTTCTGCTTTTCGGATAGCCTGAAGTCCTTTTTGTGTCCAACTATTCCATTTCTCTTGGTTTTTAATATGCTTAATGTATTCATCACCAATGTCCTTTATTTTTGTTGTGATGTCTGCCAACCTTTTTTCCAGTTCTTCAGTGGATTTATTTGCAATCCCAAAAACATCAATCTGTTTTGCATCTGGTCCCATTAGTGCTTTCAGGGTTCTGTTCATTGCCCTGATCATGGGATTGAATGCCTGCCTTGATGTTTTACCTAATAGATTCAACTCATCATTAAATTCTTGCGTATGTCGAATGGCATCATCATCAAGAATCCCTCCATATCTTTCCAACTGTTCACCTAATTCTTTGATTCCAATACTTCCTTGCTCTAATAAAGGAACCAACTCAACACCTGATCTTCCAAAAAGATCACTGGCAAGTTTGGCCTTTGTTGCCATGTCGGTTTCTTTATCAAGTGCATCTACCACTTCCATCAAAATTTCAACAGTGGGTCTTGTCACACCATTCAAATCCTTTGTTGAAATCCCCAATTGTTGAAATGCTTCCTTCTGCAACTTCATTCCTGAATTTGCTTCCCCAATGGTTCTGGCAAACTTTTGCAAACTTTTATTTAATGCTTCTGTTGCAACTCCTGACTGTTCTCCTGCAAACTGCAATTTCTGAAGTGCTTCAGAACTGATCCCAATTTGAATTGAAACCTTACCAATTCGATCCCCGACAGAAAGCATACTTTTACTAAAGGCAATCAACCCTCCTATACTGGCAACTCCTCCAGCTGTTGACATCCACTTCATTGCACCTTTCAGTTTATCAAACCCTCTTTGGAGTTTTGATACTGATCGGTTTACTGAATTAAATGCTCGTTGAGTTTTATCTTTACCATTGAAGGTAAAGTCTAGAGTATTTGCCATTACGTTCTATTTTTTGAATCCTTGATCCTGAAATATGCTAACCACCCAAGCACTTCCAGCCTGGATAGTTTCATAACTTCTTCCAAAGTCCTGCCTAATGTTTCAGCTAATTGAAACAGAAAGAAGACTTCAGGATCATCAATTAGTTTTTTTCAATCTCATCCAAATCACCTTCATCTCCTGACATATCACCTACTATCCGAGAGATGATTTCAGGATCTACTTTTTTCATTAATTCAAGCCTATTGGCCTGTTTAAAAAGACGGTCACCATTTTCATCCAAGGACCGTTCAATTAGTGCCTGAACAATGGCTTCGGCTTTTTTACCTTCATCCGAAAGTTTTAGGATTTTCTCTTGCTGTAAAAAATTAAGGGAGGCCTTGTAATAGATAACCGCTGGCTTGCCTTCAACGTCCCATTCAGGAACTTCAAGACTTTGCAATCCACCACTTAACCTCTCCCTAAAATGAGCTTTCGCTCCTTCTAAAATACTCATTTTGTCCTTCTCTTTTTAAGTTACTCTTAAATGGTTGCAGAAGTGATTCCTCCTGTTCCTTGGAAACTGAAATTAGCACTGACAATGGCACCAATTGCATTGGATCTGGAAATGCCAGTGATCAGGGCAGTCCCGTAATACTCGATGTCTCCCGAATCTCCACCTTCAGGATACAAATGAAGACTAACCGAAGCACCGTTCGTCATTGCTCCTTGACCGGTTGTATCAGTTTCATCATAAAAACAATCGATGGAACCTGACCATGAAACCAGATCTGCAACATAGCTTCGTGCTGAATTGCTCAAAGCAGTTGTTTCAATCGTGTCGGCAGTTTCATCAAATGAGAAACCTGTGACTTCTGCAACAGTGTTAGAACCGATTTTAACGAGTCCTTCACTTCCTTTATGTGTAGCCATGGTATTACTCCTTTTCTGCTACGTTTTTCAAATCATCCTTTTTAGGTGATGATTTTTTTAAATTCACCTTCACAGGTGTTGTTGACCATCCTTTACGTTCCATTTCTGAAACCTTAGTCGGATGAACATCGATGGGATCGGTCCCACTTAAATACATCAGCATTCGATCTCCTTACATTGTGGTGAAAGGAGTCCAAGCTCCTTTTTTCTGTAAAACACCTTTGAAATGTTTTGCAAATTCTTTTTTCATAACACTTCTAGTTTTCTTTTTTATCACCTGACCAAACTCATAAGTCTTTGAATATTTTGTTTTCGGTTCCCAAGCAATCATCATTGCAATATTTTTACGACCTTTAGGACCCATCCTTTTCCATATACCCGATGCGTTTGGATCTTTTATTCCTCTTGGAATTCCTGAAAAATACTTTTTATCATTGCCTAAAAATTTACTAATATCATTTCGTTTTATATTTCCGAATTTATTTGGCCGATAATTTTTTAAAACGGGTACTGCAATCGTCTTTTTTTTAGGAAACCTTATTCCTCCTGTATTAAGCAAAGACATATATTCAGCAGGCAAAACACTTGCTCCTCTTATTGGTTTCCCAAATGCTTTTGAAACAAAACCAACTTTAGATTCCAAGGTGTCTTTTTCTGCTTTTTCAACCTGTATTCCTTTTTTTGTGTAAGGTGTTGGCATATGAACCTGACTTGATAAATTTCGTTTTAATTCCCTTTGAGCTTCATATGCAATGCCTGTTAATACATTTCTATAAATCGATGGAAGATGAACACGTTGGAAATCTCGTGTATATTTACTGAATTCCTTAAAGTTTGCTTCAAGATTTACATTCATTTTGCAACATCTGGGTTTTGAGCAAGAGTATAATAATCAATCATGAATCCCATAGTTACATAACCGATAGGTTTGTTACCTCCTGAATCATAAGAAATATCAGTACTTGCAATGTATAAATCTTTTGCAAGTCCGTTTACTGTCCGATCACTAGCCAAAGCAATTTCGACTTCTTTACAAATCTCATCGACTGTTCCATCAAAATCA